AGAGAGAAAGACCATGGATAGCTAAACATTTTAAATCATCAATGTCTCCATTAAAAGAAGGACACGAAGGTGGATCACCAATGTCTGATAAAGGACATGGTGAAAAATTTACTGATGAGCATTTTCCATCAGGAAAACATAGATCTGATATAAACATGGATCATGATAATTCACCTGCTGCTAATAATCATTATGGTTCTGCAGTTGAAAAACATTGTATGGGTCCTAGAATGAGTGCTTTAGAGCAAGAAGAAGAACCTAAAAAAATGCTAGTTAAAAAAATTAAAAAAAAGCCTAGAAAAGCATAACAGTAAGAGAACTGTATAAAACTCAAGTCAAACAATAACATTAACAATAACATTAACATTAACATTATGGCAAACTTTATTAAAATTAAAGCATCTGATATAGATGGAGGTACAACTAATGGTTCTGATATACTAATCGGTGAAATCGTATATGTAGCTCAAGGACTAGTAAATGGTACTGGTGACGCTGATAAGTGGAACGTTATGACTTCTGCTGGTAAAAGTTATTTATTTACTACTACTGGTAAATCTTTAGAATGGGCTAATCAAGTTATTTCAGCTTGTACAGCTAATCCAGGTGGCGTTATGGCAGTTGTACAAAATAGTACAGGTGTAAAAATATCTGCAATATCAGGTTCGTAACACATTAAACTATGAAATCTAGAGGTTTAGGCGACGACATAGAGAAGTTTACTACAGCTTCTGGTATTAAAAAAATAGTTGACAATGTATCAAAAGGTTTAAAGATTCCCTGTGGTTGTAAAGGCCGCAGGGATACTTTAAATAAAATGTTTCCTTATAAAAAATAATTATGGCTTTTAAATTAAATAATCCTCCATACAGAAGATTAACCCCGGTTTATCATGTAGACATGGAAGATGATGTATTAGGAAAAGCTAATAATAATTTAACTATTATTATAAATAAAGATGTTGATCCTTGTGATATACCAGATGTTATAGCTCACGAAGAGGTTCATATCGATCAAATGAGAAGGGGTGATTTAAATTATGATGATGATAATGTTTATTGGAAAGGTAAGGTATATCCAAGAAGTAAAATGAAAGAGGGCGCTAAAAATCTTCCATGGGAAGCCGAAGCGTATAAAAAATCATGAGTAAGAAAAAATTCAAAGATACCACTGTAGGTCAATTATTACTAGGCGCTACGTCTGTAATAAATCCTACATTAGGTAGTGTATTAAAAGGCGTAACTTCACCACAAGAAGCTATTGCAGAAATAACTAAATCTGATGCGCCTAATGAAGATAAAATAAAGCTTCAACAGTTGATATTTGATCAACAAAACAAAGAAATAGAAGCAATAACTTCAAGATGGCAGGCGGATTCTATGTCTGACTCTTGGATGTCTAAAAACGTACGTCCATTAATATTAATATGGTGTATAGTTATTTTTTCATTTGCTGGTATATTAGACAGCGTTGAAACAATACCTTTTAACATACACTCAACATGGAACGATACGTTTGAAAAAGTAATGATGGCGGTAGTTTTAGCCTATTTTGGCGGACGTACGACAGAAAAAGCAACAAGTATATTTAAACAAAAATAATAAAAATGGCAAACTTTAAATTTAGTGATAGTTTCATGGGTATGGCTCAATCTTGGACGCCCACTGATAACATAAACCCTTTACCAGCTTGGGAGTTTATGAATCAAACAGGTAGCTTAGGCACCTTTCTAGCTGGATCTGTTGTTTACGTAGGAGTTTCTGGTACAGTTAAAGTAATTGTAGCTGGAACAGAAGGCTCTAAAAACGCTCCTGCATCCACAGGTGCTTTAACAATTACAACTGGTGGTACTGGTTATACAACGGGTACAGATGTAGCAACTACAGGTGGAAGTGGATCAGGATTAAAAGTTAGTTTTACAGCAGCCGCAGGAGCTATAACTGTTATTAGTGCTATTACTGTTACTGGAAGCGGATATGCAGTAGGAGACGTAGTTACAGTAAGCGGCGGTGGAGGTGATGCTACATTAACAATAACAGAGATTAGAGATTATCCACCAACAGCTGCTGATGGTGTAGAGTTTTTAAACGCACAACAAGGCGATATTTTACCAGTATTAGTAGACTACGTAGTAGTTCCTTCTGGTAGTGCAGCTACTGATTTAGTAGTTGGAAGGTAAATAATATTTATATATGTAACTATATAAATATATTAGTTAAATTAAATTAAATTAAAATTATGACAAAGAAAAAAGAAAAAGTAAATAAAATTACTGACAAAGAATTAGAATTAGTACAAGATCAACAAAGAAATCTTAATAAAGTTTTAGGTAGTATAGGTGTTTTAGAAATGCAAAAATCAGCTTTAGTAAGTAGAGTTAATGAGCTTGAAAAAGAAGTTGAAGAAACTAAAAAAGACTTAGAGAAAACATATGGTAATATCAATATAGATTTATCTGATGGTTCTTTTGTTTTTATGGAAGAAAACAATGACGAATAATATTAGAAAAATAAGTATTGGTTCTGATTATAAAAATGATGCTATGCACTACGCTGTTGGTCAACAGGTATATGGTGGTCATGAAATAGCATATATTTTGTTAGAAGAAAAAGATAATTCATATAATATTTATATAAAAAAGAACAATGAAGTATTGCCTTGGAAAAAATTTAATTCCAACATGGCAATATCAGTTGAGTACGATTTAGAATATTAATGAAAAGCTTATACGATTTTATTATAAAACCTGTTGGTGATTTATATAAAAATGAAATACAAGTTGGTGATAAAAAATTAGTATTAAATACTAAAATTGAATCATGGAAATTTGTAAATAGATTAGCAGAGGTTGTTGAAGTTCCAATAGCTTTTAAAACAAAAATAAATAAAGGCGATAAAATTATTGTGCATCAAAACGTATTTAGAGTTTTTTATAATATACGTGGTGAAAAAAAGAAAAGTAGATCATTTTTTAAAGATGATTTATATTTCTGTAATATAGACCAAATATATTTATATAAAAACTCTAATCGTTGGCACAGTTTTGGTGATCGTTGTTTTATTCAACCTATTAAAGAAACAAGTTCTACAACATTAGATAAAGAGCAAAAACTTATAGGTATATTAAAATATGGTAATAGTTCATTAGAAACGCTAGAAATTAACGAGGGAGATAAAGTTGGATATACTCCAAACAGTGAATGGGAGTTTTTAGTAGATAAAGAACGTTTATATTGTATGAAATCAAATGATATTGTAATTAAATATGAGCACGAAGGAAACGAAGAAAAATATAATCCAAGCTGGGCAAGTAGCGGTCAAAGAGTTAATTAAAGTCGCTAAAGAGCCTATAATAGATTATGGACCTGATATTTCCGCAGACAGACTTAAAAATGCTGCAGCTACAAAAAAACTAGCTATATTCGATGCGTTTGAAATACTTAATCGTATTGAGGAAGAAAAAAATATGTTAGAAGATAAACCTAAGGTTGAAGAAAAAAAGAAGTCTAGTTTTAAAGGCTTTGCTGAAGGGAGGTCTAAATAATGTATAAACAAGAATTATATAAAGTATTAGAAAATTATATTACACCAAGTACTCTTAAAAAATATAACAAAAATAAAAAATGGGAGTATGGTTATAACGATCAACACGATATGGTTGTTATTAGTAAAGATGGTACTATAGGTGAAGTATACGAAATACAAAATCTTAAAATAGCTTTGCCAAAAGCAAAAGATATTTATAAATTTAAAAATAATAAATGGAGTAAATTTGAATATCCTAAAGTTTTAAGTAAGATAAAAACAGTATTTGATTTTAAACAATATCCAGAAGATTTTAAAGAAAGATGGTATGATTACATTGATAAAGAGTTTACCCGTAGGGAGGAAGGTTTTTGGTTTTATAACAAAGGCGTTCCTACTTACATTAGTGGTACTCATTACATGTACTTGCAGTGGTCTAAGATTGACGTCGGGGCACCAGACTTTAGGGAGTCAAATAGATTATTCTTTATTTTCTGGGAAGCTTGTAAGGCAGATTCACGATCCTATGGGATGTGTTACCTTAAGAATAGGCGGTCCGGGTTTTCTTTCATGGCCTCAGGAGAGGTGGTTAACTTGGCAACCATATCAAGTGACTCCAGGTATGGTATATTATCCAAGTCTGGACCTGATGCCAAGAAGATGTTCACAGATAAGGTGGTACCCATATCAGTTAATTATCCCTTCTTTTTCAAGCCGACCCAGGACGGAATGGACCGTCCAAAGACCGAGCTTGCCTACCGTGTCCCCGCAACCAAATATACCCGTCGTAAGCTCACCGCCTCCGCCGATGAAACCTTACAGGACGAACTCCAGGGTTTGGACACCACCATCGACTGGAAAAATACCGGTGACAACTCCTACGATGGGGAGAAACTCAAACTCCTCGTTCATGATGAATCAGGGAAATGGGAAAAGCCCAACAACATCCTCAACAACTGGAGGGTTACGAAAACCACATTAAGGTTAGGTAGTAGAATTATTGGTAAATGTATGATGGGTTCAACTAGCAACTCATTAGATAAAGGTGGTAGAAACTTTAAAAAATTATATGATGATTCAGACGTCACGAAAAGAAACAGCAATGGACAGACTCGCTCAGGATTATATAGTTTGTTCATACCTATGGAATGGAACTACGAGGGATACATTGATTCTTATGGACTACCTGTATTCGAAACGCCTAAACAAGCGGTTACAGGACCACAAAATGAAAAAATAAAATTAGGTGTTATTGAATATTGGGAAAACGAAGTTGATGGATTAAAAGATGATCAAGATGCTTTAAATGAATTTTATAGACAATTTCCAAGAACAACAAAGCATGCTTTTAGAGATGAATCTAAACAGTCTTTATTTAATTTAACAAAGATTTATGAACAAATAGATTTTAATGAAGATTTAAAAAATTCAATAGAAGTAACTAAAGGTAATTTTCAATGGGAAAATAGTGAAAAAGATACCAAAGTAATATTTGTACCTAACAATAATGGTAGATTTCTTGTTACTTGGGTTCCTCCTGTTTCACTACAAAATAAAAGATTTATTAAAAACGGAGTTAATTATCCTGGTAACGAACATATGGGAGCTTTCGGATGCGATCCTTATGATATATCAGGAACTGTAGACAAAAGAGGTTCTAATGGATCTTTGCATGGATTAACAAAGTTTAGTATGGAAAACGCACCGCCAAATCATTTTTTCTTAGAATATATAGCTAGACCACAAACAGCTGAGATATTTTTTGAAGATGTTTTAATGGCTTGTGTTTTTTATGGTATGCCTATATTAGCAGAAAACAATAAACCAAGATTACTATATTATTTTAAACGTAGAGGTTATAGAGGTTTTGCTATGAATAGACCTGATAAACTAAGAAATAAATTATCAGTAACTGAAAGAGAAATAGGTGGGATACCAAATTCAAGTGAAGATATAAAACAAGCTCATGCTTCTGCTATAGAAACTTACATAGAACATTTTGTAGGTTTAAAAGAAACTGGATACGGTGACATGTACTTTCAGCGAACATTAGAAGACTGGGCAAAATTTAATATAAACAATAGAACAACACATGATGCTTCTATTAGCTCTGGTCTAGCTTTAATGGCTTGCAATAAACATAGATATAAACCTAATGTTAAAAGAATATTAAAACCAGTAGATTTAGGTATAAAAAAATATAATAATAAAGGATCAATGTCAAAAATAATTGAATAGATGAACATATATACTGACACTAATAGTCCTTTTCCAAGTCAAGTTGTAAGTGATGCGGAAAAAGCTAGTCTTGAGTATGGTAAGCAAGTTGCACAAGCCATAGAGCAAGAGTGGTTTAATCAAGGAAGAACTAGTGGTAATAGATACTTAACTAACTGGAATAACTTTCATCAGTTAAGAACTTATGCTAGAGGTGAGCAATCAATACAAAAATATAAAGATGAATTAGCAATTAATGGTGATTTGTCTTATCTTAATTTAGACTGGAAACCAGTTCCTATATTATCTAAGTTTGTAGATATAGTGGTAAACGGTATATCTTCAAAAACATATGATATAAAAGCTTACGCACAAGATCCTGAATCTATAAAGAAAAGAACTAATTATGCTTCTAAAATATATGAAGACATGGTTGCTAGTGAATACTTAGATAACTTAAGTCAAACACTAGGATTAGATTTATATCAGTCTCCATTAAAAGATATAATTCCAGAAAATAAAGATGAATTAGAACTTCATATGCAGCTTTCATATAAGCAAAGTGTAGAAATAGCAGAAGAAGAAGCAATATCTACTGTATTTGCTCAAAATAAATATGATTTAATAAGACGTAGATTAAACATGGATTTAGTTACTTGTGGTATAGCTGCTGCAAAAACTAGTTTTAATACAGCTAACGGTGTTACTGTAGATTATGTTGATCCTGCTTATATGGTTTATTCTTATACAGAAGATCCAAATTTTGAAGATATATACTATGTAGGTGAATTAAAATCTATTTCATTATCAGAATTAAAAAAAGAATTTCCTAATATAACAGATGAAGAACTAGAAAAAATACAGGCAATGCCTGGTAATAGATCTTATATTACAGGTTGGGGTGATTATGATGTTAATACGGTTCAAGTTTTATATTTTGATTATAAAACTTATCATAATCAAGTTTTTAAAATTAAACAAACAGATCAAGGATTAATGAAAGCTATTGAAAAGCCAGACACATTTAATCCGCCAGAAAGCGATATGTTTGAAAGAGTTTCAAGATCTATTGAAGTTTTATATAGTGGTGCAAAAGTTTTAGGTACAAATACTATGTTAAAATGGGAGTTAGCAGAAAACATGTCAAGACCTTATGCTGATACTACTAAGGTTAAAATGAATTATGCTATTTGTGCACCCCGCATGTATAAAGGTAGAATAGAATCTATAGTTAGTAAATGTACTGGTTTTGCAGACATGATTCAATTAACACACTTAAAACTACAGCAAGTTATATCACGTATGGTACCAGATGGTGTTTATTTAGATATGGACGGTTTAGCTGAAGTTGACTTAGGTAATGGTACTAATTATAATCCAGCAGAAGCATTAAATATGTATTTTCAAACTGGTAGTATAGTAGGTAGATCATTAACTCAAGAAGGCGATATGAACGCTGGTAAAGTGCCTATACAAGAATTACAGTCTGGAAGTGGTAATGCTAAAATATCTAGTCTTATACAGACTTATCAATACTATTTACAAATGATAAGAGACGTGACCGGACTAAATGAAGCTAGAGATGGTAGTTTACCAGACCGTAACACACTTGTAGGATTACAGAAACTAGCCGCTAATGCATCAAATGTAGCAACTAGACATATTGTACAGTCTAGTTTGTTTTTGACTCTTAAATTAGCAGAAAATATTAGCTTAAAAATAGCTGATGCTTTAGAGTTTCCTTTAACAAAATCATCGTTACAAAACTCTATTTCTACTTACAATGTTAAAACTTTAAAAGAAGTTGTTAATCTTAATTTACATGACTTTGGTATTTTCTTAGAATTAGAACCAGATGAGGAAGAAAAACAACAATTAGAAGCGAATATACAAATAGCTTTGCAAGCTAAAAATATTGATGTTGAAGATGCTATAGATTTAAGACAAATTAAAAATCTTAAACTTGCTAATCAAATGCTTAAAATAAAACGTAAGCAAAGACAAAGACAAGAACAAGAAAATCAACAAGCTAATATTCAAGCTCAAAGTCAAGCTCAAGCACAAGCTGCAGAAAAAACAGCTATGGCTGAAGTACAAAAACAACAAGCAATATCTGGTGCTAATGTAGAGTATGAAAAAGCTAAAAGTGAGTTTGAAAAAGATCGTATGCAGTTGCAAGCTCAGTTAGATCAGCAAAAAATGATGCAACAACATAAAAATGATATGGAACTTGCTAAATTACAAGAGCAAGGCACAACATCAAGAGAACAACAAAGAGAACAAGCTAAGGATAAAAGAATAAAAATGGAAGGTACTCAACAAAGTAAAATGATTTCTCAAAGAAAAAATGATAGTAATCCAATAAACTTTGAATTAGAAGGTAAACAAACCATGGGTATTCCTAATCCTTAATCATTAATTATTTAATTATATTATATTATGTCAGAAGAAATAAAAACAAATGAACCTGTTAAACAGGAAGGTGACTTTAAATTAAAAAGTAAACCTAAAAAACCAAAACAATTAGGTAATAAAGAACAAGAAATACCAAAGGTTAATATTAAAGAACCTTTAGTTGAAGTTGAACCTGCTGTTAAAAAGGTTGAAATTAAAAAAGAAGACGATGCCATTCAAATCGGAGAAACAAAGGAGGTACCTGTGGGCGAACCATCCGGAGATAGCGCAAAGGTGGGAGAACCTGTACAAGAGTCCAACGAGACTACTGAAGGGTTTTCTCCGATCAAAGAAGTAACTGAAGAAGAAGTTGAAAAGGTTAAAGCTGAAGTAAAAGAAGCTAAAAGAGATGAACAAGTATTAGGTAAACAGTTACCTGAAAACGTAGAAAAACTTGTAAACTTTATGGAAGAAACTGGTGGTACTGTAGAAGACTATGTTAGATTAAACGCGGATTACAGTAACATTGATGAAACAGCATTGTTAAAAGAATATTATAAAAAAAATAAACCTCATTTAGATTCAGACGATGTTAATCTTATATTAGAAGATTATACGTGGGACGAAGATATACATGAAGAAAAAGAAATACGCAAAAAGAAACTTGCGTTTAAAGAAGAAGTTGCAAAAGCCAAAACTTATTTGGAAGACTTGAAACAAAAATATTACGACGAGATCAAGTTGAGACCGGGTGTTACTCAAGAACAACAAAAAGCAATGGACTTTTTCAACCGATACCAAGAGGAGCAGACTAAAGCTGAGCAATTACACGAAGATTTTAAACTTAAAACTAATAATCTTTTCAATGAAGATTTCAAAGGTTTTGATATTTCAGTTGGAGATAAGAGATATAAGTATAATATACAAAATCGTGAAAAAATTGCAGAAAACCAGTCAAACATTAACAATCTCATAGGGAAGTTCCTAGATGGAGATGGTAATGTGGTAGACCCAGCTGGTTATCATAAAGCTATGTATGCTGCTGAAAATGTAGATAAAATCGCTGCTCATTTTTACGAACAAGGTAAAGCCGACGCTGTTAAAGAAGTAGTAAACAAATCTAAAAATCTTTCTGATGTTAAAGCAAGGGAAGCAAATAAAGGAGATGTTTTTATCGGTGGCTTGAAAGTAAGATCAATTAGCGGTGCTGATTCTACAAAATTGAAAATTAAAACAAGAAAATTTAACTAATTAAAAATTACAAATTATGAGTTTAACTCCACAATTTGGGTCAATCATACCTTCATCAAAACAAGAGTTGATGAACAGCAACTACTTAAAGTTTAATGATGGAAATAATGATTTCGCCCAACAGTATTTACCAGAGGTCTACGAACAAGAAGTAGAGCGTTATGGAAACAGAACGTTGTCTGGTTTTTTAAGAATGGTTGGCGCTGAAATGCCAATGACATCTGATCAAGTAATTTGGTCTGAGCAAAATAGATTACACATTGCATATAACGATTGTACATATGCAGGTGGTACTCCAAGTCAATTAGATATTCCTGTAGGTGGTGCTGGAAACACTTTAGTAGAAAATGTAATCTCTGTTAACGACACTGTTGTTATCATGGATACAGTTAACGGTGTTGAAGGTAAAGCTATTGTAACTGCAAGAGCAGCTGGTAGTATTACTATTCAGTTCTTTGATAATGCAGCTGCGACACTTGCTTCTAAAGGTTTTGTATCTGGACAAATCAAAGTATTTGTTTATGGTTCTGCTTACAGCAAAGGTCGTTCTATTTTAGATGGTACTGCTACAGGTGCTAGTGCTGAAAGAATATCTGTAGATCCATCTTTCACTCAATATGCTAACTCACCAGTTATTATTAGAAGCCAATACCAAGTTAATGGTTCTGATATGGCACAAATCGGTTGGGTTGAAGTTGCTAGTGAAGACGGTGCTTCTGGATACCTATGGTATTTAAAAGCTGAATCTGAAACAAGATTAAGATTTGAAGATTACCTAGAAATGGCTATGGTAGAAGGTGAATTAAACGCGGCTGCAGGTGCTGGTGATTACCAAGCATCTAAATTACCAGGCTCGCAAGGTTTATTTGCTGCTATTGAAGAAAGAGGTAATGTACAAGTAGGATTTACTGCTGCTGCAGGTCTTGATGATTTCGACGCTATTCTTAAAAACTTAGATACTCAAGGTGCTATTGAAGAAAACATGCTTTTCTTACAAAGACAAACTGCTTTAGATTTTGATGATATGTTAGCTAATATTTCTGGCGGATTCGCTGGTGGTGTTGCTTTCGGTTTATTTGAAAACTCTGAAGAAATGGCACTTAATTTAGGTTTCTCTGGATTTAGAAGAGGTTCTTATGACTTTTACAAAACTGATTGGAAATACTTAAATGACGCTTCTACAAGAGGTGCTATTTCTGGTATCAATTCAATCGAAGGTGTATTAGTACCTGCTGGAACTTCTACAGTTTATGATCAAATCTTAGGTACTAACATTAGAAGACCTTTCTTACACGTAAGATATAGAGCTTCTCAAGCTGATGATAGAAGAATGAAGTCTTGGATTACTGGTTCTGCCGGTGGTGCATTTACTTCAACACTTGATGCAATGCAAGTAAACTTCTTATCTGAAAGATGTTTAGTTACTCAAGCTGCTAACAACTTTGTATTATTCAAAGGAGTGTAGTGATTTATATAGGTAAGGGCGCTTCGGCGCCCAATACCTTTAACTTATTTAATTATATTATATTATGTCAAAAAAAGAAAAAGTGGCAAAGCCACAATGGGAAGTGAAGGAAAGAGTTTATTTACTTACTGGTAGTAAAACACCTTTAACATTAACTATACCTTCAAAACATACACAAAAACATGCATTATTATATTTTGATTCTGATCAACAAAGACAAAGAGAATTAAGATATGCTACTAATATGAGTTCACCATTTGTAGATGAACAAGAAGGTGAAGCAACATTAGGACATATAATGTTTAGAGATGGTAAACTAACAGTTCCAGCTAATAAAATAGCTTTACAAAAACTGTTGAGTTTATACCACCCTTTAAAAAATAAACTTTACTATGAATTTAGCGCTGCAGAAGTAGCTAAAGATGAATTAGTAGATTTAGAAATGGAAATAGATGCTTTAAATGCTGCAAGAACAATAGATATTGATCAAGCAGAAGCAATTATGAGAGTAGAATTAGGTTCACAAGTAAATTCTATGACTTCTAAAGAACTTAAAAGAGATTTATTAGTATTTGCTAAGAATAATCCAAAATTATTTATATCACTAGCTAATGATGAAAATGTTCAGCTTAGAAATTTTGCAATTAAAGCTCAAGAAAACGGCATTATAAAGCTATCACAAGATCAAAGAACTTTCTTCTGGGGATCAACTGATAGAAAATTAATGAACGTGCCATTTGATGAAAATCCATATTCTGCATTTGCGGCTTTCTTAAAAACAGACGAAGGTGTAGAAATCTATAAATCTATAGATAAAAAACTTAATTAACAAGTGATAATAATATAGAGGTAGTGAAAGCTGCCTCTATGTTATAATTAAAAAGAATATAATGGCGGTAAATGTAAATACAGTATATACAACAGTCTTGTACGTTTTAAACAAAGAGCAAAGAGGTTATATTCCACCAGCGGAATTTAATAGCTTGGCAACACAGGTGCAAGAAGAAATATTTCAATCGTATTTTCCAGATGGAAATCAATTAAATCGTCAAAATCAAAACAACACTCAAAACGATACCGACTTCTTTAACATGTATAAAAACAACTCATACAAGTTGTTTCCATTTGAAGGCAATCAACCTTTTGCTTATAACACAGCAAATGATGGTTGGAAATTTAATAACACTGGTGCCGGAACATTATACAATATTGGTGAAATAATATCTACATACACAGGACAACCTCGATACGACTCTATAACTCAACTAGTAAGTAAAAATGAGTTTGATAAAATAACAAGATCAAAACTTACTGCTCCTACAAGTCAATATCCTTTGGCTTATTTAACAAATGCAACTATATCTCCAGCTCTATCACCGGAAGTTATAATCAAAATAGATCCTAAACCTAATAGTGTTTCTGCTAATTGTATTTTAAAACCTGTAGCTCCAATATGGGGTTTTACAGTTGGAACACTAGGTCAATATTTATATGACTCTACGTCGTCAACAGATTTTCAATTAGACGTATCTGAGCAAAGTAATATTATAATAGGTATATTAAAATATGCTGGTGTCATAATAAATGACCCTACAATAATTCAAACAGCAAGTCAAGAAGCTAGTAAAGTTGAACAAAACGAAAAATCATAATGGCATTAGTAACTGAAACAAATCAACAATATTACGCTGGAGCTCAGGCTTTCAGAGGAAAATCAACAGGAGCGTTATTTAATCAGGCTTTTACTACCACTTTTAATACAGATTTAGTTTTTGGTAATTATGATCCAAATACAGCTGATTATGTTAAAAATAATTTTAAAGTATATACAAGTACTCAAGGCATTCCAGGAACTTGGACAGAATATACATCAGCTTATACAGTAATTAATAATGTTATAACTATAACAGATAGTCTACCTGCTAGTGTATATTTAGTTGTACAGTTAAAATCACTAGAAGGTGGTAACTACGGTAATACTAATCCTGAAAAAGCTTTTGGTGATACAGTAGAAGAAAACTATGGTAGTTATGCTTATATAAAACTAGGTGATATAATAGATAACTTTATGGTAGGTTATGTTGGTGATGGTAAAATAATACAAACATGTAAAAAATCTGATGTTGTATTTTTTGCTAAAAGATCTTTACAAGAATTTAGTTATGATACTTTAAAAAGTATAAAATCTCAAGAATTAACAATACCTGAGAGTTTATCTTTAGTAATACCTCAAGACTATGTAAATTACGTTAGTTTTGATTGGATAGACGATATGGGTGTAAAACATCCGATTTATCCTGCAAATAATTTAACTACTGATCCTTACAGTACACCTTTACAAGATGATGATGGTATACCTACTCAAGATAATCTTGGAGAAAATTTAGAAGGCACGTCTCAAACAATTGAAAGATGGGGTAATGCTAATGATAAATTATTAAATGGACAATGGTATAGAGATTATGATTACTATGGGTTTGCTAATCCAGACTTATATAGTCTAAATGGTCCTTGGAATTGGGGTAGATTATACGGTATAGATCCAAAACTAGCTCAAATAAATGGTTGGTTTGGAATAGATGAAAGAGATGGAAAATTTACATTTTCAAGTAATTTAAGAGATAAATTAATAGTAGTAGAATATGTATCTGATGGTTTAGCTTATGATTTAGATAGTAGAGTACCAAAATTAGTTGAAGACGCAATGTACAAAAGTATATTGTATAATATAGTTTCAGTAAGAGCTAATCAACCAGAGGGTATAGTTCAAAGATACAAAAAAGATAGATACGCTGCTTTGCGTAACGCTAAAATAAGATTATCTAATATTAAACTTGATGAATTTATTCAAGTAATGAGAGGTAAATCTAAATGGATTAAACACTAAAATTTAATGGCACAAAGTATTAATACTTTTTTAAAAGGTAAACTTAATAAAGACCTAGATGCTCGTTTATTACCAAATGGAGAATATAGAGATGCTAAAAACATACAGGTAAGTAAATCTGAAGGTCCTAATGTTGGGTCATTAGAAAACGTGCTTGGTAACGAGCTTGCATTAGATTTTGGAACACTCACAGGTGTTACTAACTTAAGATGTATTGGTTATTTAACAAGCGAGGTTGATCAATGTATATTTTTATTTTTAACAGACTACGATGATCCTAAACCACAGTTTTTAACATATAGTAGTTCAGCTAATAATTTTATAATAAAATATAATGTTGGTGCTACTATTGGTACTTCATCAGGAATTATTTTAGTTCAAGGTGCTTTTTTAAATTTTTCACAATCACATCCTATATATGGTATTAATTTATTAGAAACTTTATTATTTTTTACCGATAATAGAAATCAACCTAGAGTTATAAATGTACAAAAAGCTGAAGAAATAGGTGTTGGTCATTATACCACTGAAGATCAAATTAGTGTTGCAAAATATAATCCATACAATCCAATATACTTATGGCAAGAAAGCGCAGGTTCAGCCGCAACTGTTCCTTATGAAACAACCATGAAAGATGTTACTTCAAAGTTTATGCCTAATGGTGGATCTGCTTTTTGTAGAGGTTCTCATGCTGGTGGTACTAATATAGATATTGACAATATAAAAGGTGATATTTTACAAAGCGGTTTAGGTGTGACAAATCCTTATAGTGCAACAGGTGCAACTATTTCTTATATAAATAGTAGTACTGGAGTTATGACTAGCACTGGAACAACTGTTGACTCATACAATGCAACTACTGGAGTATTAGTTGCTAGTGGAACTGTTACTGCGTTAGATGATAACACTGAGTTAGTATTTAACGCTAATCCTTATTATGATAAAAATTTTGCTGGTGATGAAGATTATTTAGAAGATAAATTTGTAAGATTTAGTTATAGGTTTAAATTTGAAGATGGTGAATATTCTTTAATGGCTCCGTTTACTCAAGCTGCTTTTATACCTCAACAAGATGGATATTTCATGTATGTAAAACATGATAATACTGGTACTTATCCTATTCCTAGTAAAGATGATCAAACAGATAGTTTTAGAAGTACAGTTGTTTCTTTTATGGAAAATAAAACAGATGAAATAACTTTAAAAGTTCCGTTACCTTTTGCGGCAAATTCTTTAGGTTCTAGTTTAAAAGTTACAGAACTAGATATACTTTATAAAGAATCTGATGGACTAGCTGTTAAAGTTATAGATACAGTTACTTTAGCCGATATAGTAAGCGCTAGTGCGTCTAACGATTATTATGACTATAAGTATTTATCTAAAAAACCTTTTAAAACTTTACCAGATGATGAAATAATAAGAGTTTTTGATCAAACTCCTGTTAGAGCATTGTCACAAGAAATATCAGGTAATAGAGTTATTTATGGTAATTTTCAAAACAAACATACTCCTTTAGAAACAATTGATTATAATGTAGCAGCAAGTGCTAAAGATGATTTTGATTTAAAAACTGGAACAGCTAAAGGTACAGCTGGTACTTATACTGCTGGTGCTACAGTAGGTATTTCTACTGTTACAGGTACTATTCAAGTAGGTAGCATTGTTACTACATCTGATGGAAGCGCAACTATACCTGCTAATACGCAGGTTACAGGTGGTAATTTTACTAGTACAGTTACTTTTAATAACGCAATTACTTTAGCTACATTAGCTGGTACTGATTTAGTTTTTAATCCAATTGGTCCAGATACACAAAATGTTACAAAAATAGAATATCCTAATTCTTCTTTAAAACAAAATAGAAACTATCAAGTTGGAGTTGTTTTATCAGATAGATATGGTAGACAGTCTAGTGTTATATTATCTAATAACGACACAATAAGCGCGGTTGGAGGTTCTTCTTTTGTTGGTGATACAATATATTCAGCTTATAATACTGAAGCTATTCAACAAGAAACTTGGCCGGGTGATAGTTTAAAAGTTTTATTTAATCAACCATTAGCTCCTAGTCAAAAAAATAATATTACTAAATGGCCTGGATTATATAATAGCGATACAACAGATAAAAACTATAATCCATTAGGTTGGTATTCTTATAAAATAGTAGTTAAACAAACAGAACAAGAGTATTACAATGTTTATTTACCAGGTATTATGTCTTCATATCCTGAAGATCAAACTTTAGAATTAGGCGGTACATCTTTTGTTAGCTTAATAAATGATAATATTAATAAAGTACCAAGAGATTTAACAGAGCTTGGACCTGAACAAAGACAGTTTAGAAGCTCTGTTCAATTGTTTGGTAGAGTTGAAAATACAGCTACAACCGTAACATATAGCGGTGTAGATATACAAAATATAGGATTAACTAACACTCCTTATTATCCAGGTAGATCAAGCGATACTGTTTCTACAGTTTCTACTATAGATGATTTATTTGCTTATAATGCAGCTAATCCGCCAAGACCTAATTATTTTCCACAGTTTTACGCGTTAGAATCAAATCCTTTGATAGCTAAAATAAGTACAGAAAAACAAATAGGTCAAACAGCTACTACTAATTTTGATGTAGCTAGTTCACTTACGAACGCAGTGGTTACCGATGCTAGTTCTTTTGTTTTAAAAAATGTAATAGGAAATATAACTCCAGGTGATTTTGTTAGCGGTATAGGTGTTCCTGAAGGTGTTTTTGTGACAGCTTTTAATGCAGGTACTAATACACTAGACATAGTAGATTCATCTAACAGTCCATACAATATTACTTTACCTGTAGATACTGTTTTATTTTTTAGTCCAGGTTTTGCAAATCCTAATTTAGGTAATTTAAAAAGACCTGGTATTCAATATTTATCAGTTTATGAAACAGAACCTGTAGATTCATTATTAGATATATTTTGGGAAACAACTAGTGCTGGTTTAATTAGTGATTTAAATAATTTAATTATTAATTCAGCTGAAGGTGCTGCTGGTTTAAGTAGCTTCAACACATCTCCATGGGACGAATTTACTGGTGGTATGGTTTTTTCAGCTGAAGACATATTACAATCTGATTTTACCTTAGTTGATAGTTTTGGAGTTGATATAGATAATGCAGATATTACTAGTGTTACTCTTGAATCAGCAATTGACGCTAACGGTGTAGATAGACAATTAGCATCAAATGGTGGACCTTATTTTACACTTACAAATCCAAATCCAGGTGATTTTAATATACAAATAACAAGTAATTATTGGAACAACGTATTTTTTGGCGACAATGCTAATGTTAGGCTTTTTACTTTTAAAATAAATACTACAACTACTGTTGGTGGAAATATATCAAGTAATAGCTTTTTTGAAAGCGCTGGTCCAGATAATATGCCTCCTCAAAGAGGTGTTCAAATAACTCCAGGTACTGCTGGAACAGAATCTCCTTTAAGTGGATCTACAGTTTATACTAATAGAACAATAACCACAACTCAAGGTACTTGTGATTTTGTAAACGGAGCTGCTAATGTAGCTTTAAGAACTAATGATTTAGATATAACTTTAAGCGTATTAAATAGCACGGGGACAGATGTTACAAGTAGTAATTACTTTAGTTTAAATACTGCTATAGTAACTGGAACTTTAGTTAAAAATATTCAAGCAACTGTAGCTATACAAAATAGTTCTATGCCTATTGATATTTATACTTTAACAGTTACAGGTACTGATTCTGGCATAACACCTACCGCAAACTATGTTCTTAATATTGATGTAAGAGAAAACGTTTCTTATGCTGAGCAAGTGTTTAGATGTGTTGATGGTACATATGATTGTGGTGGTTACAGTGTACTTGTAATGGCTGTAACTACTAGTGGTATTAGTGGTAATAGAGGTTGGTATGCTTATGTAGGTGGTATAAATACCTTAGCAGACGGAACAAATGTTACTCTTGATAAAACAAATGCCTACACATCTTCTCAATCAGCTTATGGTAGTTATGCTGGAAGCTTTTTCTTCTTCCAACAAAACACCCCAGATCAAACTGGTTTAAATACTTTATTAGGTTATGTAAGTGGTAGCTTAGATACTTATTGGCTTGGTGGTATTGATGGAGCTGGAACTCCAGGTTGGTGCTATAATTATGGAACTGGATCTAATCCTTCACCTTGTGGTTGTGACGGTCTTGGTTGTAATGATCCTTATTTAGTTAATATAACTAGTTATAACTTTGAAATAGTGTAATGATAAGTGCTGAAAAAATTGAAGAAGTAATTAATAAAATACATAATCAAAATTGGCAAGGATATAAACTTTATTTTATAGGAGGTGTTTTAAATAATAAAGAAACAAAAGATATAGATATTTTTATAACAGGTTCAGGTAATGAAGAACAATTAGTTAAGTCAATAAAAAATGTTCAAGAAAGAGGTTTAGTGGATTTTTTTGTAGTAGATTATATAAATGAAAATGAACCTAATACTTATTATTTAAAAAGATTTGCTAAAACATATCCTAAGTATCCACATGATTTTAAACAAGAGCATGCTTTATATTGGAGAAATTTTATAAAAAAAGATTGTAATTGTAATAAAAAAACAAGAAAAAAATACACACAAAAGCCAGTGTTAATATATAATGGCGTAATTTAGTGAAAAAATAAGTAATAATAATAAATGGGAGCTATAGTAGAGGTAAAATTCTTTAATAATTTTATATTAAAAAAGACAATAAATCAATCACAACCTGTGTGGATGGGTTCTTATGGTATTCCTAGTGATAAATCAGGTTATCCTATAATATCAGGACTTACTACACAAGAAGAAAACTGGGCTATAGAAGAAAGTAGAATTAGAGGTGGTTATAATAATACATCTACTGCTTATGGTGCAAAAGCTTATTTAGTTGAAGAAGATCCAAACGGTTACATTAGATTTAATTCTTTAATATATTCAGGTATATATAATTCAAGAACTGGTGTAAATGATACAAACGTGTTTTCAACAGGTCAAGATATAATTAAATCAACTGACCCAGCAAATGGATCTATACAAAAACTATATGCTGAAGACACTAATTTAATAATATTTCAAGAAAATAAAATTAGTAGAGCTTTAATAGATAAAGACGCTATATATTCTGCTGAAGGTGGTGGTGCGATAACTAATTCTAATTTAGTAATAGGAACTATACAACCTTTTCCAGGTAAATACGGTATTAGTAAAAACCCTGAAAGTTTTGCGGTTTATGGATTTAATAAATATTTTGCAGACAAAAATAACAATGTTATATTAAAATTATCTGGAGGTAATATTGCTGAAATTTCAGGCGTAGGCATGAGAGATTATTTTAGAGATGAATTAAATCAATTAGATTTAGCTGGTACACCAGGATTTATAATTGGTGGTTGGGATTTATATAATAGTCAATATGTAGTTTCTACACAACAGGATGCTAGTAAAACATTAAAACCTAGCTTTAATACTCTTTCATGGGACGAGCAAGTAGGTGGTTGGACAAGTTTCTATGACTACAGGCCAGATCAAGCCTTTAGTGTTAGAAATAATTTTTACACTACAAATAGTGATAAACTGTATAAGCATTATTCTACTAATGTTAATAGAGCTAATTTTTATGGAGTTGATAATAGATCTAGTGTTACTTTTATTTTCAACCCAGAACCTACTAGATCAAAATATTTTAAAACTATAAATTACGAGGGAAGCAACGGTTGGTCAGCCGCAAGTGTTATATCTGATCCTACTGGACAAGATCAATCGGTTTCTTCAAGCAGTGTATATATAGACAATAATGACAATGGTCAAGTAATACTTAGTTATTTAGGTGGTGAATATGCTTATGATTCTAATGGAAACGTAATAACTAGAGCTAACTACAACCTAGCACCACCAAATGGTTTTGGAACAAACAACCCAGCGGTACCTAGATATTATGCTGGTTTTAATAGAAAAGAAAATAACTATACATCAAACTTAGTAAACGACTCAGCTGCTATGAGAAGCGAGGTTGTATTTGGTAATCAAATAAGTGGTTTAAAAGGTTATTATTTAACTGTACAAATGATTACAGACTCAGTAACTAATGTAGGCGCAGAAAAACAATTATTCTCTGTTGCCACAAACTATTCAAATAATAATGGATATTAATAATAAAAATTTAAAATTATGCCAGCAGGAGCAATTATAGGAGGCGTTGTATCAATTGCAGGAGGTATTTTTGGAGCTAGCGCAGCTAAAAGAGAGGCTAGGCGTAGAGAAAATCAAGCTAGAGCTCTAGAATACAAACTGAATCAACTTGAAGAAAACAGACAAGAAATCATAAATCCTTATGAAAGCATAACGGATTTAAGTAGTATGATGTCTAATCCTTTTGCTAGTTTAGGTGTAGCTACACAAGCTGCAGAAATGCAAATTGAACAAACAGATATAGCTTTGGCTAATACTCTTGATACTATTAGAGCTACAGGTGGTGGTGCAGGTGGTGCAACAGCTTTAGCTCAAGCGGCTTTACAGTCTAAAAAAGGAGTTGCAGCAAGTATAGAACAACAAGAAGCTGCTAATGAAAAACAAAGAGCTCAAGGTGAAGCTACATTACAACAACAAAAAGTAGCGGAAGCTAAAAGATTACAACAAGCAGAAGTTTCAGGTGATCAATTTGTGTTTCAACAACAAGAAGCTAGAGACATGCAGCAACTTAATAGATTGTCTAATCAAATTGGTGCTTTACGTGGAGCAGCTGCTCAGGCAAGAGCAGATTCTACCGCAGCAATAACTGGAGCTATAGGTAGCGCAGCAAGCATGCTTGGTACTTTAGGTGGAAAATAAATAATTAACATGGAAGATAAAAATATAAAAGTTAATCTGTTTATACAACAATTAAACAAGAGCAACGCGTTGGGTTATAATAAACAATATGTAGCTAGCGAGGTTGACTATAATTTTAAATTGTTAGATAATGCATATGAAAATACGGGTAGAGTATATGCTAAATTAAAAACAGATATAGAAAACAATACATGTGAAGATCCTACTTGTTTTACAGAAAATCAAAGATTAAAAATGTTAATGGAAGCTCCTGAAAAATCTATAACATTTCTACAAAACATAGCTGCCCAACTATCTATAACAGAAGATTTATATTATGATGTTAATCAGAATTATGCTTTTATGGTAGCAAATTCTATATTAACAGGTAAACCTACATTTGCAAAAAGTGATGGTTATAATGTAGAATTAATATTAAGATCAAACGGTAGTCAAGATATTATTTTTTCTGGACCTTTATTAGAAGAAGTATATATAATTAATAGTGAAGCTTTAGATGCTTTATTAGAAGCTGGTACTGATATAGTTACAGAAACACCTGACATAAACAAAGACATGCTTAGATTGTTAAGCGAAGTTGGTGTTATGGCTGGTGGATCAACTAATCCTGAAACAGGTGAACTTATGCCTCAAGCTAAAATTGCAGAAGAATTTGTAATGAAAAATCCTGATGGTTCTTATGATTATGAAATTATTGATATAGGTAATGGTAAAGGTAGAAATATACTTAAATATGATTTAGATAAAATTGAAAGAAAAGTTACACCTTTTATAAACGCTGAAGTAGCGGGTATGCTAAGTCATGAACAATCTGTAGTTGCAGCATGGAATGTATTTATTGGAGCACAAACTAGTGTATCAGAAGATGATCAAATGGCTCAAAACGCTAATGCTGGTTTTGTAGCTTGGAATTATGAAAAAGATCTACCATTACAACAAGATAAAAAAGAATTATTTATGTCTAAGTATAAACAATACTTTATGAATAATTATTTAAAACAATTTACTAGTAATCAAATACCAACCGTCCAAGCTGATGCAGCTGTTTTTGATCTTGAAGAAGGTAGAAAAGCAAAAGCACAAAAGTTTATAGACGATAATAAATTAGCATAACATGGCGCAGACTTTACTAGAGTACGTAACTTCTCTACAAAACCAAGGTATTGACAGTAATTCCAAACCGTCTCTTACTGAATTGGTGGAAGAGTGGAAGAAAAACAACCCTCAACCTGAAGTTGAAGAAGAAGTAGTTGAAGAAGAAGTATCTGAGCAACAACCTCGAGAAGAAGTAATATCTTCTGAAAATGTTAATTTTAGTTTTCCTAGTTCATTTAACAATCAACAAAAACCAAGTTTATTTTCTTTAGGTTCTGATGGACAGATTGATATAAACTCTTCTATTTTTAACACGTCTAATACAGATACTTTAAATTATCAGTTTCAAGGAACGTCTTTGCCCACTACTGAATCAAATTTAACTTTAGGCTCGCTGCAAAACAATGTTGAAGCAATGGAGGCTGAACAAAGACTTACTGCTGTAAGTAAACCTAATGAAATTATGAATACTTTTGATAAGGCATATGAATATAAATATGATCTTGTTGATGGTAAAATGATTTATTATACTAGAAAAAAAGACACTGAAGACGAGTGGGATGTAATAGATAATCCAGAAGATAATAGATATTTTGATATTGGAGCTAAAGTTTTTAAACATTTTGATTATGATGAAGAAGCTTATGACGAAGGACAAAGTATAATAAGACAAGGTAAAAAAGTAGGTAAAAAATATAGTAATTTTATAGACCAATCAGAAACTATATTGTTAGATGAAACTTCCACAGAAGAATTTGTAGATATAGAAAAAATATTTACAGAGCGTGTGCAAATGACTGATAAACAAGAGGAAAATAATGAAGATGCAGCTGCTTCATTTGTTAAAAATAAACAAAGAGAAAAAGTAGATGTTAAAGAAGTAACAACTAAAATTGGAAGTGAAGGTGGAAAACCTATATATTCTACACAAAAAGTAAAAGTAAAAACTGGTGAGATGGAGGATAATCCAGATTACATAGCTGCAAGAGATGAGGCTATAAAACAGTTAAAAAATGAAAAGGGTATACTTGATAAAGATTTTGATTTAAACGATCCAGAAATTATGAAAATGGTAGATGCTCGTATTTATCAAAATAAATTACGTGAATTAAATTCTGCAACTACTATTAATAATTTAGAAAATTATATTGAAGGTTTAGGTACAGATTTTGATCTTGCTGATTATTATGAAGTAGGTGTTGACTTTTTAACTGACGCAAGTGTTGGTTTAAATTTTTTAAAAGATAAACTTTTACCAAAAATAAACGAAGAATTAGGTACTAATCTTGGTGAAAAAACAATACTAGATGTTTTTGATAGAACTGAACTTCAACAACGAATGGAGAAGTTTATTGATATTAAACAAAGTAATTTAGATAATAAATCAAAAAAGCTAGAAACTTTTATGGCTAGTGGTGAAGATTTATTAAAACAACTTAATCGAGTTGCTCTTAATATATCAAAAGGTGATTATCAAACACCTAGTCAAGTAGACGAAGCGAATAAAGCTTTAACTAATATTAATAAACAGATAGACGAAACATTAAAGCTTATAAATAAAAAATATGATGAGTTTAGTGATGAGTTAGAAAAAAACCCTGATCTTGCTGGTTTTGCTGATAAGCTAAAAAGAAACTATGGTGCTTTTCCTTTAATGGTTAATAATTTTAAAGCAGCTGGTACTGAAATGTTTTTAGGTGTAGAAGAAATGGCTTATCAAGTGTACAATTTATATGACGCAGGTGTAGACTGGGTAGATGATAATATGTTTGGTGGTTATAATTTGTTTTCATCAACTGTGAATCCAGCGGGTGAATTAGTTTCATTGTTTGGTGTACAAAGTGATTTAGAAGAATGGAGAACAAATAACATAGAGCTTACTGAAAAATGGATAGAAGAGTCATTAAGAGGTACTATTGCTGAAGCTAAAAGCGTTAGTGATATAACAGATTTTGGTGATTTCACTACATGGGCTTTTACTAACGTAGGAACTTTAACACCTCAAGTTATGGCTATGACAGTATCTCCTCATACTGGATTACTTATTGTAGGTTCTAGTGCTGGTGGTAATAAATATAAAGAACTTACAAAAATAGAAGAACAAAGTGTAGAAAATTATAGAAAATGGAATGATTTAAAACCTACACAAAGAGATGGTGAAAGCGATGAGTTATTTAAAGAAAGAACACAAAGATGGCAAGATGAAAAACCTGAAATAGTAAACTATACTGCTCTTCAAAAATATGGTGGTTCTATGATGACCATGGGATTAGAACTAGGTTTAGGTAGAGTTGTTAGTTTACCTTTTGCTAAAGGTAATTCACTAGTGTCTCCTATTTTAAATAGAATAAAAGTATTACCAGGTGCTCAAAATAAATGGTCTAGGATGTTTGCTAATGGAGTAAGAAAATCAGCAGTAGGTTTTGGAGATGCTCAATTAGAAGGACTTGAAGAAGGTTTAATAGGTGTAGGAGATAACTGGTATAGAAGATATGTATTAGGTGATACTAGTGTTAATTTAATGGATGGTTTTTGGGATCAATACTCAGCTGGAGTTATGGGTGGTTATTATTTCAAAGCACCGCATCTTATGACTAGTGTTTTAAATACAGTTCAAACACCAAAAGATGTATCTAATATTACGGGATTACAAAACGAGATTAAAAGTATTAATAATACAATAATCAATAATCCTAAAATGTCTGCTAATACTAAAGATATATTAAACGACAATGTTGCAACAAAAATTAATCAGATAACAAACAGTATAAATACTTCTTTAAATCTATTTACTGAAATGTCTGAAACAGATTTTAATTTGTTAGGAACTATAGATCAACAACTTTTTGAAATTAATAGTCAAATTGAGCAAATACAAAATGACGATGGCATCGTTGAAGGAAAAGAACAATTAATAGAAGATCTTCAAAACGAAAGAAACAATTTAACAGGTCAAAAAAATACAGTATTAGAGACATATCAACAAATAGACTCGCAACAAGTTACTTTAGGTAATGGTCAAATTATTCCTATAGCTACAAAAATTGATACTGGTTCTGAAGTAATTGCAGATCAACTTGATGTAGGTATTGAGTCTGTAGATAACTCAGCTGACTTTATTGGTAGTATAGAAACAATAGAAGAGCCCT